CAGTTAGCTGATTATGGTGCTTTAGGTTTAGCAGTGTTAGGATTAGGCTTTGTAGCTTGGTTCTTATTTAAACGTAATCTTGATGAACAAGATCGTATGAAGCGTAAAATGGAAGAACTTGAAAGACAAAGTTTTATCCCAGCAGATACTAACCGAGCAGCAGCAATCCAGGAACAAGCAACAGTCGCTAAAATGGCACCTGCTAAAAAACCTAGAGCTAAGAAATAATGATACTAAGCATTTTTTTACAAGCCCAATCATTTGGAGTATTTGAAACCCTAACTCAATATGGCGCACTTGGTGTTATTGTATTGGGTTTAGGTGCTGTACTATGGTATATGCTTAAACGTCAATTAGCATCTGAGGATGAATTAAAGAAAAAAGTTGATGATTTGCAAAAAGAAGTAAATGATTATGTCCGTAACGATGCGGGTAAAGTACAGAACGCATTAGAAAATAATACTCAAGCACTTAAAGACTTGAGAGAAATAATTATAATGAGTAAAAGTAGTAGAAAGTGAATAAACAAAGATTACTATTATTCGGGGTTTTAATATCAGTTGTAGCATTAGTTGTGCTTAATATTGGTATGGCAGGAAACGGTCATGTTGAAGTTGTAAAGGAAAATGTTACGTTGGATGAAAAAAACACAACATTAACAGAACAAAACCATCAACTGACTCAAGAAAATAAACAGTTAAATGAGCAGGTGGAGGTTTTAGAAACCGCTGTAGAAACCTATGAAAAAGCTGACTCTGCTCGTGCTGCTCGTGATAAGCAGTCTTGGGAACTTGTGGTCCCAATTGGAAAATAAAAAATATCCTTACACAACAATTGATGAAGATGGTGTGACTAAGATAGTAGTTATGACTACTGATCAAGCTGACCTTATAAATAAAAAATATAAGGATATGGAGGCTGAACTTAATGCTTTAAAATCAACTATTAAAACTCAGCGTGACACAATCACCAAACAAAAAGTAATTATCAAAACTCAAATTGATACTATTCTAAAACAAGAAATAGTAATCAAAACTCAAGTTGATACAATTACTAAATATAATGAGAAAGTAGTTTATATTGAAACGGATAAAGATAGTATTAACACTCAATTCTCATCTTTACAAGATAGTTTGTGGAAGTGGGCACTTAGACCTACCTTAATATACACCACATACCCAGACAACAGTAATATTTATTTAATGGATTTATCTCATTATTATATGACAACAGATGATTTTGGCATTGTGATGTCTAAAATGTTACCTCGTGATTATAAAAAATATCAAGATTTTATTAACACATATGGGTTAGATGAGAAGGCGATTTGGAAGTTTAAAAATGAAATGAATATTGAGTATTTACCTCATCTCAAATTAGAAGAAAAAAAGATATGGAAGTATAAAGCTCAATATAAAAAATAATATTTATAATAAAATAATGTTAATAAATCATCCTGGTTCTTGGCAACAGTTTCAATATCGTTCTGATAATAAAGGTTTATCAATTATGAAGATGAAATCAAAATATCTTCATGAGCAATTCTTATTTGAGGCTCAAATGGAGAGTTTAAACCAAATGCATCAACATAATTTATTTATGAATGGAGGTGGAGGAGGAGATAGTTATAACACACCTATAACATACTATGGAATGTATATAAATGAATTCTCTTCAATTCTGGGAAGCGCATCTATTGAATCTGATTTAATAAGTTTTATTCAAAATAAAGGGATGAATGATCTTACTTTTTATATGGGTAATTTACTAAGTACTCCTCAAAATGAAACAAACATGAGATCATTAGCATCACGTCTTCGTAATACAGGTCAAAACAGAATTCTTAGTAATGTTATACAAGCTGCTAATAGCATAAATCTGTCCCCAGGTACTGAAGCTACTTATAATAATGGTTGTTCAAATGATAGGGAAAAATTTACAGGATTTACTCAAGAATGGGAATTTTGGAACTCAAATAATCCATATGGCAGTTTTGGAGCATTTATAACTGATGATGTTGCAATTGCAAACTATTGCCAAGCAAATAACTTAACTTATGATATTTATGTTTCAAGATGTGAAGACTATGCTGATGTTTATACACCAGGACAAGTAGCTACTCATGTAGTTCAATATCATGATATTGTTCATTTGGTTGCTTATATTAGTGAAGCAATATATAATAATGATAAAGGTCTTAATGGTACTAGAAAAACTCAACTTGAACTTTTAGGGAATGCTGCTTTAACATTAGGAAAAAAACAAAAAGTCACAATTCTTTGGGCGGCAAATGGAAATGGTGGAACAAATATGAGGGATTGGTTTGTTAATAATCCTGATTTGAATGCTTATAGTGGGTTCATGATGGAATATAACAATTGGTCATCCTCTGCTAAGGCAGGATTAGATATAGTAGGACAAAAAATATATGCTTATAGTGGCATATCAGATTTATAAAAATAAAAACAATGATAATAGGTCACCCCGGTACATGGCAACAATTTCAATTTAGACCAGATAATAAAGGTTTAAATGTTATGGAGATGAAATCAAAGTATCTTCATGAACAGTATTTGTTTGAAGCTCAAATGAATACTTTGAATCAAATACATCAACAAAATACATTTATGAATGGAGTTGGAGGTGGAACTACATCTCCATCTTATGCTACTGAATTAAGACTATCATTTAATAATGATTTACAAACTATAGAAAGTGATTTTGGATTTGATCCTAGGGATGTGTCTAGTTGGAATAATAAATTTGTAAATGGAGGATTTGAAACATTAACTATTGATAATAGTAATCTTTCAGCGCCTATCATTACTCTTAAAGGAAATGATACTAATATAGGAATTGATGGGGATGTGTTTCAAGAAAAAATAACTCTACTTTCACTTATAGATTTACATGATAATTGTATCAATGAAATAGGAGCTAATTGTTTTGAAAATAATAGTATTATACAAAATGTTATATTAAATAATGTTACAATTATAGGGGTGGCCGCATTTGGAGGATGTACTAGTTTAACATCAGTAGGTTTTAGTAGTTTAATTACTATACCTAATGCTAATGATACATCTACTGGTGTATTTAATAATTGTGCTTTAGATGGAGGAGAGGATTTAGGAACAATGTTCCCAGCTTTAGTAACAATTGGAAATTTTGCTTTTTTTAGAACTAATATTCCTACAATTACATCATCTACTATCACTACTATTGGTTTTAGAGCATTTGACCAATCAGCGTTAACATCAATTAATCTAACAAGTCCTGTAACATTTGGAAATGTTACTGGTGGTCGATCATTCGCTACATGTAGTTCATTAAATAGTATAACATTACCTAGTATATGTACATTCTTTGGTAATAATAATAATACTTTTATTGATGTTGCAGATGGAGGAGAAGCAATTGTTAATAATACAAATATAAATAATCCTAGCATGTTATATTTAAAAAATACTTTAAATTGGTCTGTTAATCCTTAATCTTATAAAAAATATACTCAAATGTTTGGCCTCCGGGCCATTCTTTGTTATATTTAGATCATGAAATTAAATACATTATACAAACGCGCAGTAAACGGTAAAGTAAATGAATGGACCATTGAAGTAGAAAACAATTGTTTTAGAACAATATCTGGTTACACAGATGGAGTTAAGACCACTTCTGAATGGACCTGTTGTTCAGGTAAGAATGTAGGTAAGAAAAATGAAACCACTCCTGAACAACAAGCATTAGCTGAAGCTCAAGCGATGTGGACTAAGAAAGTAGAGTTAGGTAGTTATGAGTCAATAAAAGATATTGATACACCTAAGTTCTTCAATCCAATGTTAGCTCATAAATTTGAAGACTATAAAGATAAGATTGAATACCCAGTTTATAGTCAACCTAAACTAGATGGTATTAGATGTATTGTTAGAGCAGATGGTATGTGGAGTCGAAATGGTAAAAGAATTATCTCAGCACCTCATATTTTTGAATCAATGAAACCATTATTTGAATCAAACCCAGATTTGATTTTTGATGGTGAGTTGTATGCTGATAAGTTTGCAAATGACTTTAATGCTATTTGTTCATTAGTTAAGAAAACTAAACCAACAAGTGAGGATTTAGCTAAAAGTAAAGAGTCAATTCAATATCACATTTATGATTTACCTAGTCATGATGGTGTATTTAATGAACGACATAGTGTTTTAAATCAAATGGATTTGCCTAACTGTTGTATATTGGTAAGAACAAGTATTGTTCATGATGCTGAGTGGGTTGATAAGTGGTATAGTGATTATGTTAGTGAGGGTTATGAGGGGTTGATGATTCGTTTGGATAAAAAATATGAATCAAAACGTTCTAAATCATTACTTAAGTATAAATCATTTATTGATGAAGAGTATACTATTTTAGATATAGTTGAAGGTTTAGGTAACAAAACTGGAATGGTAGGTTCGTTTTTATTTGAGAATAAAGATGGAAAACGATTCAATGCATCACCTAAATTTAATTGGGAAGAATGTACTATAATGTGGACTGATAGAAAGAATTTAATAGGTAAATCAGCAACAGTCAAATATTTTAATTTAACACCCGATGGAGTGCCTAGATTTCCATATGTAATTAAAATAGATAGAGAAAGTTATGAGTAAGATTTGGCTTCCGGGGAAGTGAGCGTTATATTTAGCTCATAATTAAAAATTAATAAAAAATAAAAGTTATGCCACTAGATTTAAACAACATGAGTTTTCTCGGTAAAGCTGAGATTAAAGAAAGAGCAAGTTCAGTATTCACAGCTCAAGGCGCTCCAGAAACAAGTGAAAAATATTCACATATTTCAACTGATCGTATCATTGAGGATATGGAAGCGTTGGGTTGGGGTGTAGTAGACGCTAAACAAGTACGTGCCCGTAAAGGTGAAGGTTATCAAAAACACTTAGTAGTGTTCCGTAACAATGATTTGTTTATTGAAGGTACAGATGGTGATGATGTGTTTCCGCAAATATTATTAACTAATAGTCATGATGGTAAAAACGCGTTTACATTTACAGCTGGTTTGTTTAGAATGGTTTGTGAGAATGGTTTGGTTATTTCAACTCAAGAATTTAATAATATGAAGATTCGTCACTACGGATATGATTTTACTAAATTACAAGAGGTGATCACAAGTATGGTTGAGTCATTACCATTAGCAGTTGAGTCAATGAATAAATTTAAACAGACACAATTAGAAGAAGAAAAAGCACTTGAGTTTGCTAAAAAAGCACTTGAAGCACGTTTTGGTGAAGAACAAGCTCAAAACATTACAATTGACTTAAGAGAATTGATCACACCAACACGTACTGAAGATAGTGGAAATGATTTGTGGAGTATTTTTAATGTGGTTCAAGAAAAGTTGGTGCATGGGATGTTCAATTACCAAACAGGTACTAAAACAAGAAAAGCTCGTAAAATTAAAAACTTTAGACAAGATATTGAGTTGAATGCTAAATTATATGAGTTAGCAAATGAATATGCTGTTAACTAAGCATATGTATAATAAAAACACAATATAATGAATCAAGAATTTAAAAGAATGCAAAAATTAGCCGGGTTAAATGAAGCGTCAATTGTGTATGGTGATCCTAGTAATTTAAAATACTATAATGAATGGAAAGAGTTAGTTGATAAACACCCTGAATTATATAAAGGTTTAAAAGAAGCAATACAATCACCCCAGTTCTCAAAAGGAATAAAAGAATATCAAGAAGAATTTAGACAATGGTATAAAGATGATGGGGATGATGATGTGACTGAAGAAGAATATGTTGAAATGTTCACTTGGGATTTCTATAATAGAGTGGTTATAGCTATTTGGGGTAAAACATTTATCAAAAATCTATTAGATAATGGATTCACATATGACTCAGATGATGATTCTTGGACAGCCCCAGACAAATATGTTACTCGACTTCAAGATAGACATCTTACAAATTATGGTATAGTGTGGGAATTTTTCCCAGATTTGGACACAAGTGCGAGAGAAAGTGTTGGGGAGTATCTTGAAGAGTTTGTTAAAGAAAATATATAACACGCCGCCCAGATAGAAGATTGAGCCGATATTAGTCGGCTCTTTCTATATTTATTAATAAATTAAAATCAATTAATGATGAATGATGAATTCAAACGTATGTTAAAGTTAGCTGGAATAAATGAAGCTACTATTATGTATGGTGATAACTCTCACTATTATGATAAGTTTAAAGAACTTATTTCTAAATTTCCTGAGTTATATGCAGGACTAAGACAAATACTCACTTCACCTCAATTCAGAAAAGAATTTGAACGTGTTAGAAATGATATGATAGGAAAATATAGTGGTTTCTATTCATTCAGAGGTGCTGATCCTAAAGAAGTAGAAAACGCTGTTGATATAGAATTAGAAAAAGGAAAATATTTAGAAATCATATTATCATTATGGGGTAAAACATTTATTAAAAATTTAGTTGATAATGGTTTCAAATTCAAATACAATAGATATTCAGATTCATATGAGTGGAAGATTCCAATTAAATATCAAGATAGAATTCCATTTAAATCTTTAGAAGGATATGAGATAACTGAGTATATATTCCCAGAACATGATTATTCAGATGTGAGTGATGAATTTGATATTATGGCCGGTGAGTATTTTGGTGTGTAAATATTTATAACAAACCAATTAAAACACACAATTATGATGAATTTCAAACAATGGGTTATTGACTTGTTCAAGGATGAGCGTGGTTCAACATCAGTTAAGCCAGTTATCGCTTTACTAGGCGCCTTATTCTTAAGTGTTACTATGACTATCAACTCATTCTCTCACTCGGACTTCGCTCCGGCTGATAATTTAGTTGATGCTGTTTTAATTATTACTGCAATTGGTATGGGTGCAGATACTTTAGATAAATTCTCTTCTCCAAAGAAGAAGTCTGAAGACACACCTGCTGAATAAAGTAATTTAGGGATTTAAAAGAGAGCCAAGCAAATGCTTGGCTTTCTGCTTCTTGTTTGTTATATTTAGCTCATGATTGAAATAGCACAACCTAAAAAACGCGGCCGTAAGCCAGCAATTAAACTTGAAATTGCACCTCAAATAACTGAAATTGAAGGTGAGATTGAAGGTACAACAGTTGAAAAATTAAAAATGTTAGGTCAACAACTTCAATCCATGGATATGAAATTAAATGAAGAACCATATCGAATGGAATTGAGAGTAAAACGAGGAGAAATGTTAAATCGAGTTTATCATCTAATAAGTGAATTATGAGTAATATTAAATTTTACACCAACAGACAAGTAGCCTTACAGATGGCTATTGAAGCAAGAAAAGCAAAATATAAAGGTGCTTTACTTGAAGTAGCAGATGAGTTTTATGAGTGGCTTCAAGACGCACCCATGAAAGACCAAGATAAAGATGATAGATTTTGGTACGATGGACCAATTAAAACAAAACCCAATGGAAAGGATAAATGATAAGGCAGTAGGTTGTATAACCGGAAGTGCAATTATATTTGGCTTCACAATGATGGTTTTATATATTATAGGAATAATTTGTAAATTTGTATTATGAGAGGATTAGTAATATTAGGGGTTATAGTTTTAACCGCATATGGAATTACATTTATGGCTTCATATCTATCAATTGGTAGTATGCCTAGCTCAGAATACATCTCAACCCCACTATATAAACCAGGAGAGATAGTTTATATTAAACCTGATAGTTCTAAAGGTGTAGTTGTTG